ATGGGTGTTGCATATGAATGTATGAAATATGCTAATGGTCATAATCTTCCTATTACTTTTGTAGTTGAGGATAATGGTATGAGTGTTGATACACCAACTCGTGAGGTATGGGGTAAATTCGGTGGAGACCCTAACAAAATAGTATATTACTATACAAGGAAGTATCCTCATCATGGATGCGGGGAATGGGTGACTTTCTAATGACGTATAAAGACGAGATAACCAAGGCTATGAAATGGCTTGCTGAAGACCAGAGAAGTGTATTCCTTGGACAAAGTGTAGCATATACAGGTAGTGCGATATACAGCACATGCAAAGATATTCCTGATGATAAGAAGATTGAACTGCCGTTGATTGAGGATGTGCAGATGGGTATGAGTATTGGTCTAAGCCTGAATGGTTTCATTCCTATTAGTATTTATCCTCGTTTTGATTTTCTTATCCTTGCGACAAATCAGTTAGTAAATCATTTAGATAAAATAGAGGAGATTAGTGTTGGTCGGTATAAACCAAAGGTTATTATCCGTACTGTAGTTGGTAGCACTAAACCGTTGTATCCAGGATTACAACATTGTAGTGATTACACAGATGAATATAAGATATTGTTGCAGAATATAAAAGTGGTTAAACTTTTGAATCCACAGATGATACTACCTGCATATAAAGAGGCATTTTATAGTGATAAATCCACTTTATTGGTAGAGGTTGCTGATTATTATGATATGGAGTGATATTTTATGGTTAAAGAGGAATATAAGATTAAAAAATTGAAATCACCTGACAAACTTGGGCAAAAGGTATATGGTTTGTTCAAGAGTGTTGATGGTGATGAATGGAAAATGGTATATAACAGCACAAAAAAATCATGTAAGATGTTCTTGCGTTATATACAGAATGAGAACAATTATAAAAAATTCAATGAGGAACGTGAGTTATATGGCATCTGAATTTGGAAAGGGGATGGTTACTTGTCTTGTAAAATGGGCTGCACATCTTGACCGTTATCTTGAGATGAAAGAAAGATATAAAATTATGAATATTGATAAACATTATGATACATTATGGTGTATGTGGATTAGTGGAGCATCTGACCATCTTTATGAGATTGAAGTTCCTGATGGAAAAGAATGGGATGTTGTACGTGAAAAGATTAAATACTTGAGAAGTGAGTCATTTTTATATCGTTATGATGGTGTTAAATCACAGGAAGAGGCTGATGATATGTTCTTTGAGTTTAGAAAACTTACATTTGAGGTTGCAGTTGAGATTGATAAAGTGCTTGGTATTAATGCTGATGTCGGTGAGTGGGAATGAAAAAGAAGGTTTGTAAGAATTGTTATAAGCAGGCGTTGTTTGTTAATCATGATGGTCTGTGTCTTGGTTGTTGTATTGATAAATTATTTATAAATAGGTGGGGATATGATTAATAAATTAAAACTTCAAGGAGGTAGATAAATGTATAAGTGTTCAACCTGTGGTAAGACCTATTCTGATTTAGACCATTATCGTTTTGATGGTTTATGTCCACATTGTTTTGTAGGCGGTGGCAAAAATATTAGATATGAAAATTCTAAATTAAAATGAAAAGGAAATTAGTGGTCTTGGACTTGTTTTCAGGGCTTGGTGGTTTTTCCCAAGCATTTAAGGATAGAGGACATGATGTTGTTACTATTGATAATAATCCTGAGTTTAATCCTGATATACTTGCTGATATATTAACTATGGATATTAATATGTTATGGAACTATGATGTTATATTGGCAAGTCCACCATGCACAGAATTTAGTAAATCTATGATGCCTGATAGTTGGAATAAAAACAGAACGGTTAATCCTGATACTAAACTTACTGAAAGAACGATAGAGATTATTAAAAGAGTTAAACCTAAGTATTGGATTATTGAAAATGTTTGTGGTGCAAGAAAGTTCTTTAAACCTATATTAGGTGAATATAAAAAGAAGGTAGGTAGCAGGTATTTTTGGGGTGAGTTTCCTATATTTGATTGTAAACCTGTTTATGGTAAATGGAAGTTACCACCATCTAAGAATAGACCTGCTCTTAGAAGTTTGATACCTTATGAATTGAGTTTGGCAATATGTGTAAGTATGGAGAATATAAATTAAAAATACAAGGTGAAAAAGATGAAAGTATTGAATTTGTATGCAGGTATCGGTGGCAATCGTAAACTCTGGGAAGATGTTGATGTTACAGCAGTAGAAATAAATGATATAATTGCAAATGTATATACTAAACAATATCCAAATGATAATGTAATAATATCTGATGCACACGAATATCTTTTAAGACATTTCAAAGAATATGATTTTATCTGGAGTAGTCCACCATGCCCAAGTCATTCAATGTTTAGAAAACAGATTGTTTATGAACATGAAGAATGTGTTGAGCCTGTTTATCCTGATATGAAATTGTACGAGGAGATTTTTTTCTTAAAATATTATTTCAATGGTAAATGGGTAGTTGAGAATGTAAAATCATATTATGAACCATTAATTAAACCATTGGAAGTTGATAGGCATTATTTTTGGAGTAATTTTCATATTCCAGAAATAAAAATAAAGAATAAAAACATTATGAGAAAAACATTTAGCGAATTGAATGAAGCATTTGGTTTTGATATAGATACAAATGATTTAAATGGTGTTAATGTAGATAAACGAACTGTAATAAGAAATTGCATAGAACCTGAACTTGGTAAGCATATATTTGATTGTGCTTATAGAATAAAACAATCAAAAATAATAAATTAAAACTATCAGGAGATTAAGACCGCTATGGATTTAAACCACGTGGTAAAGATACTTTGGTCAGGGCTTCAAAGCCCTTTCTCCTGTCTTAAATTAAAAATACAAGGTTAAAAGGAGTAAATAAATTTCATTAAAATGATAATACTATATAAAGAAAATGTATTAAAACGGAAAAACATTAACCTTTGAATAAAAATGAAGGGGGTAAAGATGGAGAAAAAATGGTGTATAATATTTAGAAACCAAAGAAAGGTAGGCTGGAGAAAATACGAATGGTTCAATGAGCCGTTTACTTGCATGGCTCATAAGTATTCAAGTGCGATAAAAGAATATGCAAAGCATCATCCAGAACGATTGATAGTTGATGTCTTTGTAGAATATAAAAAACGTGAGAGGTAGAAATTATGGGTTGGATAGAACAGACAAAACCCAATCTTAAATTTATAGATTGGGGTAAACTAAAAACCGGACATGATAAGGAAAACACCCTTATCATAAAAGAAGGAGAGAATGTTGAAGGTGTAGTAACTGATTTACGATGGGAAAACGATGGGAAAAAACTGAGAAGCATTAAACTTAAAGCCAAAGACATTGAAGAAGAAATCTTCGTATGGGCAAATGTTTCTCTAACACGAGAACTAGGATATGGTGATGACCAACAGGTCGTACCAGTAGAAATAGGGGATGAAATAAGAATAACTTTTAACGGGATGTACGAAACAGCAAGCGGTGGGAAAGGCTACGATATACGAGTTGCAGTGAACAGAGATTAAAAACTGGTAACTTCAAAATGTTATGTAAATATTCTTCATACCGTAACTGTCCATATTTCAACAATCCAGATGAGGACTGCTGGTATGAAAGCAGATGGGAATGTTTCCAGATGAAAAGACTACGACAAAAACGAGGATTGGAATGACCGATGAAATCGACAAAGACATTAAAGAGATAGTTGAAAATGCAGAAATCGAGATAAAAAAAGAACTAGGAACAAAAAACAATAAAGCAAAAAAAAACGATAAAGAACCAGTGAACACAACATCTCTCATAATCGTAGACAAAACAGTCTATGAACAAGTCTTTAATCCTGAAACAAACATATCAAAATATGCTTATATAGACAAAAAAAAAGACAAAGTCGAATACTGTGACCATGTAATGAAAAACGGTATAAAACATATACCACCGGAGATAACATTCAAAGCAGTAGAATCAGGTGCTATACGATTACCAACAAAAGCAGAACCATACGAAAGCTTTGAATCACTTGTTGCCGAGATACAAACATTTATACATACCTATGTTGATGTATCAGCTGGATACGAGAAATTTAGCACATGGTACGTATTGTTCAGTTGGGTCTTGGACAATATTCATACAACTCCTTATCTCCGTGTGCTGGGTGATTGGGGTAGTGGGAAAAGCCGTTTTCTTAAGACCGTGGGTCGCCTCCTGTATAAACCAATGTTTATGGTCAATCCCACTGCTCCAGTCGTTTTTCGTACAATAGATATGTGGAAAGGCAGTCTTGTTCTTGATGAGTTCACACCAAATACAGCTGTTAATGAAAGTGACCCATTGATGCAAGTGTTAAACTGTGGTTTTGAACGTGGAATACCAGTAGCTCGTACAGAAAAAGATACATTTAAGATGCGGTATTTTGATGTTTTTGGTGCTAAACTTATAAGTAGCCGTAAACAATTCAAAGATGAGGCACTTGAATCCCGTTGCCTCACAGAAACAGTTACAGAGACAGACCGTGAAGACATCCCTGCATATCTACCACCTGAATTTGTAGAGAAGCAGAACGAACTTAGAAACAAACTTCTTTATTTCAGACTGTATCATCTTTATGACATTGATTTAAAAGCCATACAAGATATAGAATTTCCAAAAGGTATAAGTCGTAGGCTTAAACAGGCATTTAGTAGTTTTGCAGCCGTATTCAGTTTTGACAAAAATGCTATGAGCATATTTATGAACTTCATCAAAGAATATTCACAGATTAGAAAAGAAGAGATAAGTGAAACATTTGATGGGAAGATAGTTAACTCAATCTTTAATCTTAAAAACAATGGTTTCGATGTATTTGGTTCTGGTGATATTGCTCAAGAACTTTTTGACAATTTTGGTATAAATAAAGATGGTCATCCAATATCTTCACAAGGAATAGGAAGACACCTAAAGATACTAAAAATAAAAACAAAAAGAAAACATGTCAATGGCACTATGAAAAGAATCATAGACTGGGATACTAAATTGATGAATAGTTTAAAAAATAAATATGTAGTTGATGAAGAGATAGAAAAGGCGGAGCAAGAACAACTACAATTTTAACTGCTTAACATTTCAGCTGTTTCTTTATCCTTTGTTAAACCAGTTCCAGTAAACATTCTCAAAACCAAGTTAACAATAATGATTACAGCCATCTGCTCTTCAGTGGTTATATTATAACCAAAAATCTTACCAGCAAACAACCCAAACAAAAAAACAATGTTAACCCATAATGTTTTAGAATAATACCATGGTTTTAAAGTTGCCATTCTATTCCTCCTCACAATATTCATCAAGTATTTGGTCAACTTCTTCTTTGGTTGTAGTATCTTTTTTTGCAAAGTAGAAACCGACTATCATACCTACAAGTAAATAATACCATTCTGGTACTTCTGCTATTCTACCCATTATGAGTAGATACACAACAGGTATAATAACAATCATCATCAGTATTGCCCTGATGCTTCCACTAGGCAAACCAAACGCTTTTGTCATATCCACCATATTTCACCTCCATTTAACTAATATGTAATCCTATTGAAAATATCAATAATGATAAGATAACCGTCAGTAGTAAACCAATTGCCCATTTCATGCTTTTCAATGTTGATTCAACACCAGTTATTCTTGCTACATGGGGTTCACAAGGCAAGTTATCCACTCTATGAACAATATACATCAATAGGTCTTTCGTTGAAAAATTATCATTACCATTTTCCTCTTTGAATTCTTTAACAGCTTTCCGTATGTTTCTAGCCATATGCATCCCGTCTAATCATTATGCCAGTTATATCTTACACTGAATGTAGCATCACTACCAGATACATTATATATCCATAATACGTAAGTTGCATCCGATGTAAAATTCCAGTATCCACCAGTATTTGCTTCTCCACCTGCTCCAATATGTAATCCTGTTCCACCCATACTACCATATTCAAGTACGGTACCTGGTGATAGGTCATTTACAATTGGGTCTTTATATATTGTTATTTTTGCTGTATTGCTTGAACAACGATTCTGATTAATTGAATCTAATGTCGTTCCTGGTGACACCTGTGCTGTGCCAGAAGACACCATCTCTATAAGCTTAAATTCACATTTTGCACCTGCATCAATTGTGAACTGTCCATCCGGTGTATCACTTCCTGTTGCTATACAGAAACCAAACGTACTATCAGAAGCAATTAATGTAGTGGTTGATGCAAAAAATATATTACCATTATGCGACAATGCATGTGCATATTCCATACTTACTACTCTATTAAGCTGGTCACTATACCAATTATAAGCCATATTATTCTATTTCCTCCTTTTCTATTTTAAAATTCTTTCTATCTTTAAATTCCTGGCGTTTGCCAAGATTCCATTGAGAAGTTGGTCTCATATAACCAACTACTCTGCTATAAACCTCACATTTTGTTCTTTTCATATTATCACTAAATATTCTGTCCAATCCTTCGGCATGCGAAAGATAGAATCACTCTGTGGTTCAACTATCCATACATCCCTATTTGTATCAATAAAGAAATTAACTGCATGTCCACCACCTGGTACATCAGTCCACAATATTCCAAATGCCAATGCACTCCAACCTGGTATCTGTATATCACCCATTAGTTGAAAACTGAAATCATCGCAGTCGTAAAATTCCTTTATATACAATCGTTTATCTACTTGATTCCAATGAAGAAACCTTTGATACTCGTTGAATGGTGCAAGCTTGTATTCTCCATCGCTGAACCATTTTTCAGCCTTTGGAAACTGTGCATCTACAATGCTTACAATCTCTGCCATATCAACAGCTTCAGTATCAACTGGTGGGCTGATACCATATTTCTTTTCAAAAAAATATCTAAAACACATTATGATTTCTCCAATGTAATATTATATTCACATTCATCTTCCATACCACCCACTACTGTATAATTATAGTCACTTATATACCATGTCGTATCTATATCATTTATACCCATATCAGATATTGTTACTTCTTCACCATTACTGATTATTCCATCAAGTGTGCTAAAAAGAGATGAAACATTAGATGTTTCCATACCACTAATAGTTAAACTCTCTGTTTCTTTACCAATATCAAAAACAGTATCAGCACCTGTAAAGAAATGAATTTGTTTAATACCTCTTGAATCACTTAATTGTAAAGAATAAGGCTGCAATAATGTTATACTATCTGTTGTTCCAGTTATCGTAAAGGTATCACACATTGAAGAAGGTGTTAAATCTAAACGATATGCTCCATCACTAAGATTAAGAGTAAAAGTCTCTGTGTCCGTATTAACGCCAGATGTTGCAGTAACCTGTATTGTGTCACCATCATCTGCATAATCCATAAGGTTAATTGAATAACTACCATTTGCATCACTTGTATCATTTCCCGTTCCTTGTGGATTTGTAATATCAGTTGCAGATACATTTGCACCAGATAAAGATGCACCAGATGTTGAAATAATATAACCATATACAGGATATGGAACAGGCAATACCATTTTTAAGCCTCCTCAAATGTTAAAGACCAATTACATATGTTTGTATTGTTTTCATCTCTATTCCAATTAAAATCAACTATATACCAGTCTTTATTCAGATTGCCATCATCCATTCCTTCAATTGCAATTGATGTTCCTGATTCTACAAAGTCACGTAAATCATTCATTTTATCAGTAGCCTCACTTTCTGTTGTATCCCATTCCATGCCGTTCATTGTAAGATATTTACTACTACGCTGCAAGTCATATACTACCCTATCATCATTCCAGAAATTAAGTTTTTTAATTTCACGACTATGACCAAGTGTATAACTACTTGGATTATTTAATGTAACAGTTGAATATGGTTCTTGATAGTTTATTTTTGCAAAACATTGTGTAGTTCGTATCTCTGGATTTACATCAACACTTGTATGTACTATTACATACATTTGTGTAACACCAGCATAACCTTCATATGAACCCCAGCCTCTAAAACATTTATAACCAGCTTTTAAAGCTTCTATCTCATGCCATTTCCAAGGATTACCTGTTTCAGGATTAGTTGTCCAGCTATGTGAAAAATTTTTCCATGATTCACAAGGTATGCTAAAACCATCACTAAGATGTGTATTACCATCAACACCTATGGCAATTTTTACTGAACCTTCATTCATACTCAATCCAGCTTTTATAAAAACAGTTACTTTATCTATTGTAGAACCAGAAAGAGTTGTAGTGCTAGTTGTAATATCATGTAAATCCAAAGCACCTGTTGTTCCGCTTGTTCCAACCCATTCAATATAATCATTTGGTACTTCATCATTAATGTATGTATAATTTGTAACAGCTGGAGCTCCAACATTTCTTCCATAATGCAATTTATGGTTGTTAAAAGTTGTAGTATTGTTTGGTCGATAAGTAATTAAAACCTTTTTAGCTGATACAGTAGGACTACTACATCTAACACCTATGAGCATATTATCTATATCAGTCCAACTCCATTCTACACCATCAGTTGGTCTGCTTTTATGAACAATATAATTAGTAGAATATACAGTATTCAAATTAATATTTTTTCCATATGTAGCATCACTAGATTTTACAGTATTGCCAAATCCATCACCATATAATATATCAAATACGCCATTACTTGATTGTGCATAAGTAACAGACTTTGCTTTTGTGTAAATAGAAACATAGTTTATATCATATGTTTCAGTAGTATGATTTTCAACAGTATATAAATCACTCACAACAGATGTCGCAGATGAATACACATATGTATCCTCATCAAGAATTTTATAATCTTCATCAACACATTCCCAGTTTTCTGTTTCACCATATGCAGTAAGTTCTGTTGCACTACTACCGTTTGGATATAAAAAAATATTTTTTGATTTCGGTATTTGTGTTATTGTAAATGTATTACTCATTTAAACCTCATAATAAAAGCGGTATTGTTATTTTTATATCTTCTCCTTGTTGCCAGTTTTCATGGCTGAGATAACATGATGGGGTAGAACTATTATCTATATCCCAATCTATCTTTATTCCAAATCTTTCATTTTCAGTAAATTCTATTGGTTCAGTATAAACATCAATCCAAAAATGATATACTTTATAACCATTACCATCTATCTTGTAATCATCATAATCACTAATATTTATAACACCAGTTGATGCAAATTCTTCCTCTGATGCATCATTACCATATTTTATAAGAGTTACACGAAAATCGGAAACATATGAAGCACCAGTACCATCAGGGTCATTACCATATGGGTCAGCAGTAAATGTGATTTGTCCTTCAACAACACCCTCAATATAATACTTTTTCTTAATATGATGAGGATATAAAAAAACAGTTCCAGATGATGTCCACTGAGTAGATGATGTAGTACTAGCATCTTCACTTAAATATTGTTTTACGAGTAATTTATTATGCTCAAGCAAAGTACCAAAATTTTCTTCCCATGTATTAATATCAATTCCATAAAACGTGTAATAAGCTCTCTCATCTTGGCTCATATTTTATCACCCACTAATTGTTTTTTTAGTTGTCCATGTTCTACCTTCATATCTTTGAAAGACAACATCATCATTATCATTAACTACCATACGCCAGCTTCCATAGCTTGCACTGCTATTCCTATTCTGCCATATCTTCTCTATAAGTTCAGGCATAACTATCGCATCCCGTATCTTCCACCAAGCTCTGCTGCAATAATACGAGCATTTGTCCTGGCTATCTTATTTACATCAACATCACTACTCACATTGGCAACATGAGTATTGACATTTATTGTTATATTACCACCATGAGATTCTGACCCTCTAGGTGACACGTTTTCGCCTTTATGCATAACGTATAAACCCGTACTGGGTATCATACCGCCACGTTGACGACTCAATAAATCCTCCATACCACCTCTCGTTGGAGAAACAACCCTTAAATCATACCCACCAACTCTCTTGTTACCATAATATGTTCCACCTTCTTGCCAATAATAACTACCTTGAGCCATATTACTACCAGTATATGATGATAATGTTGACATTGTTTCATTTTGGAATTTATTAAGCCAATTTGACAAAGCTGTTTTCATGCCGCTGGCATCAATAAATTTTGCTAAAACTGGATTTTCTGTAATAATTTTAGAAAGAAGTGCTATTTTATCATAAGCTGTTTTATTTATATCATTCCATGTATCAGTCCATTCATCCTTTCGTTGTGCAAGAAGGTCTGATTCAGAAATAATTGTTTGTTCCAAATCATAAATCTGTTGGTCATAATTATATTTCATCTGATAAACAACTTCATTTGCATCACGAATTGATTTATCAACATATTCTTTTGATGTCCAATATGAATCTACTTTTGCTTTGGTTATAGCTTCCTGTGTTTGTTGTGTATCTATCCTAATCTCCATATTTGCAATCTGAAGTTTTTTAATCTGCCTTTCTTCTGAACGAGTTAATCCTCTTCTTCTTTTCATACCTTTTAACTGTAATATCATAATTTGAAGATTGTTTTCTCTTAATGCAACATTCATAAGTTCTGTTTGTTTTCTATTCCTTTCTTGCATTTTTTCCCAGTCACGAAGAATTGCAACATGATTCTGCAAAGTTTGATTATTTGTTTTCCATATATAACCAGCATCTTCCATACCCATATTTACATCATGAATAATATCAGTATGTTTCTGCTCTGCTTTTAAAAGTTCAAGTTCATAATTAAGAGTTCCCTCAATTGTTTTTTGATAATCTCCCCATCCATATTTAATACTCTTTGTAAGTTCATCATTAAGCCTTTCTAAATCATTGTCAATATCACCAAGTGTGATTTCAAGTGATTCTAATTTACGTTGTGCTTTATCTATAGGTGAAACTATCTCATTAAATGCATTGGATGAAGCTGAAATTTTTCTATTCAAAATATCAATTTCTGTTCCATATTTTTCAACAGCGTTCCAATTTTCTTCTAATGCAGCTTTATGCTTTTTTTCCGAAAGTGTCTCAGCCTCAATAACTGTCTTTGCATAAATAGAAGCTTGTTCCATCTTTGAAAGACTTACAACATTTTTTTCAATAGTATTGTCTAATGTTCCAAATATTTTTTCCCAGTTATTAAAAATTTCAACATTTGCTTTTCCACTAAAAACAGATTCGAGATTTGCTTTTCCCCAGGCATCAAGACCTTTAAGTGCCAAATCCCATTTACTTGTTGTTTTACCGATAGCACGGTCTATCCTTTCATGCGATTGTTGCATACGATTTGCAACAAATTCATCAGTTGAAGCTATTTTATTCAATGCTTCATTTGTACGACCAGCTGCATCACGAACAAGATTAAGGTCTTCTTCAAACCCTTCAAGACCTTCTTCTCCAGCAAGAACCATAGCAACACGAAGGCTACGCATATTTGGTATAAGTTCAGAAATAATGGTACTTCCAAATTCTTTAGTAGCTTCATTCAAATTAGCAAAAAAACCTTGTAATCCATGAATACGTAAAGAAAGACTACTCATATCAATACCATATTGTTGAGCCGCTTTTTGTGCTTTTTCAGTTGGATTAATTATATTCTGGATTGCAAGAGCAAGACCACGAGAAGTCATATCAAGATGTAACCCATGACGAGTAGCTGTAGAAAGAGCAGCCATAAGTTCATCAAATTCTATACCAGCCTGTGCAGCAATTGGAACTACATAACCAAGTGATGATTCTAAATCCCTAAATTGAAATTTACCACGAACTACAGATTGGAAAAGAGTATCACTAACATGAGTCGCTTCAGTTACACTCATGCCATATGAATTCATGACAGTTGTAAAAATATCTACTGAATCTCTTACAGTAGATAAACCAGCTATTGATGCTTTAGTAGCAACAGAAAGAAGATTTAAAGCATCTTCTGCTTCAAATGCAGCAGAGAGAATATCATAAAGACCTTTAGCCATATCAGATGTAGCTTGTCCAAATTGAATAGCAAGTATTTCCACACCACTTGATAGCCTTTCAATTTGTGGATAAACATCATTTCCTAATATAGTGCCAACTTCAGCAATACGTTTTTGAAACTCTCGGAATTTTTGTACCGATTCTCCCATATATTTTAACATCATCTGCAAGCCTTGTTGAACATAACCAATAGCAGCCTGTAAACCTACAAATCTTGCAGCAAGACCGTTTAATTGATTTCCAGCTTTATCCCAGCCTGGCATACTCAGAGGTATGCATACTCCACCACTCGGCATTATTTTTCCTTCCTATTTTTTTCTCTTGTTCTTCTAATCATTTCCTTCTGACTCTCTTTTAGAGGAATCGGTTTTCCTTCTCTCTTATCTTGTCTCTTTTTTGAAAATCTTAAAATACCATAGAAATCAGTAAGAGACATATTGTTTATATCTTCCATATTCCCACATTCAAGATACATGGAATATTTAGCTTCTCGAAAGTTCTCAAGTGTTTCCGAATTGGAAAGCTTTATTTCGTTTTCCGAAAACCCTTACGTTCATCACCAAGTTCCCTTCCTGAACTCATTATTTCTGAAAACAAGTAAATAAAATCCTCTGGATGCATATTGTTTATATTATCAATTGAAACTTTTTCATCAATTGATTTTAAAACATCAACCACTAACATTTTATTTACTTCATTGTTTTTTTGCTGTTCTGTCAAATCCTTCTTTTTATCAAATTCTGCTAACATTTCAAGAACTTTCTCTTGCCTCTTTACTGTCATCCGTGGTATTTCAAATTCTTTACCATTATTTACAAATGACAAACTTATTTTTTCGCCCATTTTTTTCTCACATTTCCTGTAAATTCCAATCTCATGCAAAAAAGATTAAAAATTTTTGCATCATAATGGAATGTTACCCTTACAAATTAACAAATTCTACTAAAAAGTAGAAAATGTAGGGGTAAGAATACCCCTGATTATGTTTACGCAACTGTGATGTGTTTAAACCTGAACGGTATGCTTGACATCATACCTTCACCAGATATATTTATATCAACACCTAAACTGGTAAACTTACCATTTGTGAGTGTCCAAACATCATCAGCACCAGTAGCAACACCAGTATCAATGACAATCGAACTTATATCCTGGTTTCGGATGACATCATCCCACATCGCTTCTCCACCGTTATCAAGGCTTATATCACAAGAACCTGTTACATCAACAGCACCAGCAATCGCAGCTAGTTTATTATGACTACCAACAGTATAATAATCAGTTACATTGTTTTCAACTGTTATATCAAAACTATCAGTAATGTGAACTGTATCCTGTGTTCCAGTGAACGTAATACTACCTGCATAGTTGAAAGATGCATACTTTCCACTTAACGCAGATGGTTTGTCTGATGCACTACAATTACTTGCTTTACTAATGGTTGCTACACTGAAATCAGCTGTACAAGTATATGGCTCACCACGGCTACTTGAAATCGTGAATGTCTTACATACACAACCATCAAGATTCCACCAACTGTCCTTTGAAGTATCATCAGTATTTGCTCCTACTTTGAAATGCAAAGAACGAACACTACCAGTACTTGTATCTCTAATACAACAATAAGTTGCAAGACTATCAGTATCTGGTTGAAGAATCCACTCAACATGAAGTGTTGGGTCAAAATTATTCTTTGTCCAACCACAAACACTTGGACTGCTTATACCTCTTAATGGTGTCTGTATTTCACCAGTTTCTATTCTACAATCAATAACCTTATCAGATGGGAGATATGATGTACTACTGTCAGTCCATCCAGCACTATACTGTGTTTCTACAGCCCACCAACATTCGCCTTGAAAAGGTCTTCCTATATCAGTCATTTATTTATCACTCCTTTATTATTTATTTTTTTTATCCATTCATATAATTCATAGCATAAAGAGAAACCACATGATGAAAGATTGTTTTCTTTCCTGTTGTTTCAATGATTTCCCTTCCTACATCAATCGGTTCAACCCAAGTACAATTTGAAACGCTATTACGAAAGTTCATAATCCTGTTGATTATCTGGTCTTTACAAGCCTGCATCCATGTATCCATACTGTTTATCTCGTCTGTATTGGTTGCATAGATATTCAAATCAACATATGCCTCATCACGTCTGACACTACCAGATATGTTATGAACAGCACCTGGTGAATCCACAAGTGTTACCTCGATAAAAGGCATATATGGTAGTTCACCTGTCCTTGTTTCTGCTGTTGTAAACATTGGAACACTGCATCTGCTTCCCTTATAATCTCCATCTGGATAATCAAAGCTTATGACACTCTCGTTTGTTCCATCACCATCTACATCCCAATGGTCTCCTATCGTTTCAACTATATCAGATATAGGGTTGAACGCCGTATAACTCAAATCACACACCACCCACTCGTGGTCTTCTAATATGATTAATTATCTGTTTATATTTACGATAGAAACGTCTATCATCTTTTATCAAAATAGGTATATTGCTTGATAAATCAGCCATTGTAACACGGTCAGCCTCTTTGAATCTTCTTACAAGCATATCAGCAGCTAGATGCGCAACTGCATTATGGAACATATCTTCATCAAATGTTTCATACTCACTCCAGTAATCAAGATAAACACCTTCATTATCATCTGGAATAGCAGTAGCAGCATCATTCTGATATATATATATCTCACCATTACGGCTTTCATCCATTACAACTACACCATGATTCCAACTACCATCTTCATCAATCCACCAGCATTTAACATCTGTAGCACAGCTTGTATTATTACCAGTTACTGTTCCATCACCATTGATGTCAGCTACTGGAAAATGATGTGTTTGGAAAGAAGTATTTGTACCATTGAAACCATAACCGTTTTTCGGGTCACAATTTGGTATTTCCTTATAATGATGTTCATGCACATCACGAAGTGCTTCAAGATATGCCTTCCAGCATATATCAGCAAGATTATCATCATCAATATCCTTCGTTTCAGATGCTCCTGTTATCTGCCTTACATCCTTTGTTAGATTCCAAGGCATAACATAGAACTCTTCTTTATATATACCTACTTGACCTGATGCAGAGGTTGATTCTACTTTTACCTTATATCTACCATATGTA